GGGGGAGAAGATCCCCCCACTCTGCCAAAAGTCCTTGGTAGGACTCCGACAGTTATGGCTAAGATTGCCACGGCAACTTGGTTTCGAGGATGCGTGCTACGATTCGTTCAAGAGATTGAACGAGCACGTCCTGAGGATAGCCTCACGGCAAATCCTAATCGCAGACTCCGTAACTGCTGTAGAGTTCCCACTGGCGGGTGTGAGTTCCCTGGTGTCTTGTGAGATCAACCCCTGGACGTGGCTTGTGGAAATACAAGCACAGGTCTAGGAGGTTCTTCCCTCCGAAAACGAAGGGGGTCCTTACAAGCATCAGGTGCAGGCTCGCGGCTTCGGTCGCTAGCCGATACTCACGGGCGGTGCACTTTGGGTTGATGCGGGAAGGAAGGAAAAGGTAACCGTGCCGGTGTGGAGTTGGACTTAGGTCCTGAAACACCCGACTGGTTGCCGGGGTCTTCTGAAACGTACCTTCAGTGAAGTGTATACGCTCATTGGTACCACAAGTACCAACCCTTACCCAAGGGCGCCTGCGGCCCGGGCACGGGGTGGTGACGGATCTTGAGCAAAGGTCCTTAAGCCTAACCGTGTTCGGAAACCGAAGTAGGAAAATATCTCATGAACACACTATTAAACCTTTTAGCGTTTACACGCCGAGGGGCCATAGGAGTTCGTAAGGTATCTCCTTGGCGACCAGACTTAAAAGTCTGGCACCGACTTCTGGCTCCTTTAATCGGGATAACCAGATTTACGGTGGGGAAAGTGACTAAGGACCTTATCAAGTGCTTAGCCGTGTTTTGCCGATTCTGCTTCACGACTTTTCGAAAGCAAGGGACACGTGGGTTATGTCTTTATCTTAAGACAGCCCAGGTGCTCCTGATGCAGGCATTGCCTGGATCCCTTCTTAAAGCCGGAAGCCGGGAGATTGGTAAGGTTGCCGTCAGTAGGACCCACTTAGGACTGCCTCGGTTAATTCCGAAGCAGCACCGGGCGCGAATACGAAACGGTGACCCTATTATTACCCGGTTCTGGTTAACTCTCTTTGGGATCTATAGAATTCTTGAATTCAAAGGAAAACCCAATTTGAGCACCATAACAGATTGTGGTCCACCCATAGCACCAGTGGTGTTGCGCATTATGACCCGGTTTATCCGGGAGGGTTTCCCAACCCTATATCATAGTGTGACTCATGAGTGGATTCACGACCAGGATCCGAAGGTTCAAAAGCCTAAACCATTACCGATCTCAACCGCGGGATCCAATACGACCTTTGGAATAAGTTCGTTTGGTTACCGCGCTTGGGCCGCTTGGTGTTGGAAGGCAGGTCTCTGGGGAGAGTACCTGTTCGATTTCCTGGCCGTAATAGGTCAAGTTAATCACTCGAACGCGTTCTGGTATATGATCGAAGATCATGCCAGAGCGCCGGACCCTAGGGGAGGGCGCTACATTCGAGGTTCCGCCGCCAAATCCGGTCGGTTGTCCTTTAAGGACGAACCAGCCGGTAAGGTAAGGGTGTTTGCGATTGTTGACTATTGGACTCAGTGTGCTCTTAGGCCACTGCATGATTTGGTCATGGATATCTTGAGGGAAATCCCCCAAGATGGGACGTTTGACCAGAATGCTCCGGTTAAACGGTTGTTAAAGACCATCCCGAAAGGGATGTCCCTTTGGTCCTTAGACCTATCTGCAGCGACGGACAGATGTCCACTTCAGTTACAAAAAGTCGTGGTCGCCATGATGTTTGGGAAGGACTATGCGGACGCGTGGGGAGCGCTCTTAGTAGGGAGACCGTACTCTGTTCCCCAACAGAAGAAACCCGTGAAATACGGGCGAGGTCAACCTATGGGAGCGTACTCCTCATGGGCCGTGTTCTCCTTAACGCATCATGTGATCCTTCAGTTCTCGGCCTGGCTTGCCGGCAAGCAGGGATGGTACCCGCATTACGCGCTCTTGGGAGATGACATTGTCATAGGGGATGATAAAGTCGCTCGCAAGTATAAGTTAGTGTGCAAATGGTTAGGTATGGAGATCGGCATAGCCAAATCTCTGGCAAGTTCTGAAAAGACTTGTGAGTTCGCAAAGCGTCTTTACCTACGAGGTCAGGATGTCTCAGGGTTTCCTTGGAAACTCTGGACCGTCTCTAGACGTAGTCTATCGGCGGCGTTGGCTGTTGTTCAGCGGTCAACGGGCATTCCTAACTTTAAGATAACCAGTGCACAAATAGCTTTGGCGTTTGGTGCGGGGATGCAGCAGGTCTCTAAGACGGGATACACGTGGCAATCCATGTCACGGCGTCTCCGCAGTCTTTTAGTCCTACTGTCGCATCCGAATGCCGGGACCGGTATCTCAAGACCTACTTGGCTTGATTGGTTATCCGCTAAGGGACCAAGCTTGCCCGTTAAGTATGGTCCGTCGGTTCATTCATGGTTCACGCCGTGGGCAACGGGGTTGCTACAGGAATACATAATTCCTGTGCGTAAACGCATAGATGACCTTCAGGCCAAATTGTTCTTCCCAACCGATCAAGTAATTGATTGGAAACGGTGGGGCGAGTATCTTGAGTTGGTAAAGCAGGGGTTCCGCGACGAGGCGTTAAGACGCCCAGGCGAGGAACCTGTTCCAAGCCCAGACTTTCCGTCTGCAATGGGACACCTGTCTGACGCAAGTCAGAACCCGCTCTCGATACCCGACGGAGCTTGTTTGGCAATCCTTTCGGAGATCAACACCAGGCTACTTAAGTTGGAGGATGCCACCGACAAATCGGAGGCCTCCCTTAAGCACCTTCAACGTCTTAACATTAAGTTACGCGCGGACCAAGCTTCGGCTGTATTCACGCAAGTGGTACGCCTTATCGAGGAACGCGTGTCCGAGGTTCCCCGGTTTCCCGATGAACTCCTGGTCTCTCGTAAAGAGGGAGCCGAAGAACGGCAGCCAGTGAGTTCAGTCGTGTCACTATGGGAACGTTGGAGGGCGCTGGCGGAACGTTCGCATGTCTCTGCTCCTTAACGGGAGTTGGCGCCGAAACCTTCTTCTTAGTGTTCTACTTAAGTAGTTGACTAAGGGTGCCTGGTGGTCGGTCGGGGCTCGTGCCTTCCTTTGAATGGAAGAGGGTTAAATTCCCTGGTACGAGTGTCGATCGGGTACAAAGCAC